CCTCGACTTGCCCCCGCCCTGGATTGGTGGCGCCCACCTGTCCCGGCTGTTGCAACAGATACGGCCGGTCCTTTGCAATGGCCTTCAACGCATCTTCCAGCCCGATCACCTGCCCGTCGTCGCCAATCTCCAGCTTCTCCGGGTCCAAGAACCGTATTGCATCCTCTGCGTTGTTGAACCTCAGCGCCCCGGCCTTGGCGATCACCGCCTTCTCCAGTAGCGCCTGCTTGCGACCACGCTCCGCGTCCGCTGCTCTTTTTTCCAACTCTGCCAGCGCTGCCTGCGCCTTTTCCAGCTCGGACATCGACGCCTGCTGCCGCTCTGCCTCGGCCTTTTCGTAGGCCTCCAGTTGCTTGCGCCGCTTGGCTGCCTCGCGGTTTGCATCCGCCAGTGCCTTGCGTAGCTTTTCCAGTTCCGCCTTGTAGTCCACCATCTCGGCGGGCTGTACGGTCGGCTCCGGCTCCGTGACATCCATCTCGGGTGTCGTGTCTAACGTGTTGTCTGCCATCTCGGCATTCTCCTGTGTGGGCGTCTCGCCCGGTATTTGGTCAGCGCCGTTTACGCTGTTTACCCCAAAAGGTCCTTCAGCGGTGTCTCGACTATCGACCGCCCCCAGCGCGCATCGGTCACTTCCTTCGCCAATTGCGGTATCTCGATATCGCCGTTCTTCCATGCCTTATATTTGCCCGGCCCCATCATCTCGCGCTGTACGCCCTCTGTCTGGCGCGCGAACCACGCCTCGCCCGTTTCCACCGGCTCTTGCTCCCAGTCGATGTCAATGCCGATGTCTCGCGGCGATACCGTCATGGGCACGGCCACACAGCGGCCGTTGACGTGATCGTCCAGTGACTCATCCAATCCGTGCTCGGTGCCGTGCATCGCAACGCACGCCATACAGGTGCGCGGGTCCAGTGCGCTGTGCCAGACCCATCCCTTGACGATATGGCTGTTCGCCCGATAGTCAGCAAGCGTCGCCGCCCGGAACGAGCGCATAATCTCCGTGCGCGATATTCTCAGCGCATCCGAGAGCGGTATCCCCAGCACACGCCGCATCTCTGCGGCCACCTTGCGCGCCCCGATGCCCGAGGCCAGTCCGCGCACAAGTACATCGCCCAATTGCGCCGCCGCGTCGTCACCATATCGGAGCAACAATTCCGCCAGTGGCGTGTTTTCCTGTAGCGCGCCCACCAGTGCGACCACAGCATCGTCCGGGAGCACACCCCAGGTGTTCATCATCGACGCGGCCACATCCGGCGGCATGCCGTCCAGAATGCCCGTCATCAAGGCCGGCAGTTGTTCGTTTGCCAGCCGTGCCGCGTCCAGTTGCGCCCCGCGCACCTCGTCTTCCACCACCGCCCCATATCGTTCCAGTTGTCGTCGTGTATCGTCCATCACGCGCTGATACCGCGCCAGTTTCCGTATCTGCGCCTGTGTCGGCCTTTGCCCCTGCGCGACCAGTTTCTCGACTTCGGCGATCAGCGCATCGGCCTGTGCCGCCAGTTGCGTGTACACCCGGCCGTAACTCTCGACCAGGCGCACCATCGCTTCGGCATCACGCGCCAATACCCCCGCCTGGTATTGTTCTACCAGTTGCCCGATGGTCAGCGTTGGATCAGCCATCGGCCTCGTCTTCTAGTTTGATGCCTAGGCCAGTGATCCGAAGGCCGATTGCTGCTATCCACAGACCTAGCCGCACGCGCCAGTCTTGGTGAACATTGACGGTCATCGTAATCTCGCCGCGCTTCATCACATCATGCATGTTCAGGTCCAAGGAAGTGCTAGTGCCAGGCATTGTATAACCCCCTTATCCATTCACTGGCCTTTGCGGTCTCTCTAGGCCGCGCCCCGTCTCCCATTCTCTCAGCAGTATCGCGCCCACGTTACCCTTTGCCACATCGCGCGCCCGGCTCTCGGCATCCATCCGCTCGTTCTCAACTTCGGGGTCCAGCCCGCGCCGTATCTGGACTGTCTCTTTCGACGCAAGCTCCTGATCCAACTCGAACTGATCACGCAACTGTTCGCTGGCTGTGTCGTTCGGCAACGGCGATTGCCAATGCAACTCGCAGATGTTGTCGTCACCAAAGCCGCCAATGACGCAGAGCCGTCGGTTGGTCTCGATAATCAGGTCACCATACGTGCGGCGCTTGAGCTCCGTCTTTTCCAGCAGATCGCCGTATAGGATGGACAGCGCAAAACCAGACAGCGCCCCGACATTTACTTTCACCGGGTCCAAATCCGGGATGCCCGCCTGTGCCAACTCCCAGCGCGTGAGTTTGTCCAGGAATGTGAGCGCCGCCCCCAGGTCGCTCTGCATCTCCAGGTTCCACATGTTCGGGTCTTGGCCTGGCAATATCACCACGTCGTCTTCGTTGATCTTGATATCGGCGCTCCCCATGCCCTTGGCGATGGTCTTCGGGTGCGCGTGATACCTCAAAATGCGCTGGATCTTCGAGGCGTTATAGTTGATCGCGTCCTGGAGGTCCCCATCGTCCAGGTCGCTCATGCCGTAGTACGCACCTGGCAAGGGCAGGTTCTGCGCGTCCACCACCGGCGCGAATGGATACGGCCACGGCACCGTCGGCTGTGCCGGGTCCGGGACGTACCGCTCCCCACCGCGCGCAATCCAGTTCGTGATCGTCCAGTTCGCGCCGTTATCGGCGCGCTCTATGTCCTGCCGGCGCGTGATAGCCCGTCCGTCACGCCCCTGCGCCGTGTACTCGATGCGATAGCGCCAGACGGAATCTATATCGTCCCCATCCCAGAACACAGTAACGTTCTCGGGTTCGAGGTTTACCAATCGTGGTAGGCGTTCGATCCCGTCTGGCACAATCTTCAGGAATTCATGCCCGTAGATGCCCCCGGACGTTCCCAGCTTGCCGAGGAACGTCATTTTGCGATTGCGCTGCCATACGTCGTCCAGATACTCTTCCTCAGGCGTGCGCTCGCCCTCCTGGAGTTCCCACTCAACCTCCTTGCCGAACAGGAAGGCGGCCCCCTTGTCTATGATGATGCGCGCCAGGTTGATCACCACGTTGTCATCGGCTTGGCCCTGGCGCACTGCCAGCTGCTTTTCGTGCTGGCCCAGATAGTACAGCCAATGGCGCTTGTACGCGGCCAGGCGCGCCGAACGCTCTTCCTCTTGACGTGCTTCAAATTGGTATGCTGATAATGTCATCTATTGCACGTCCTAGGTGTATATGCTCGGACGGTAACGCACGTTCACCGGAACGCTCGCCGCAGACCAGGCCAGTGCACGCGCCATGACCGTATCGTCGTGCACGCCCTGCGGCGCGCTGTAGGAAGATCGCCCCGTCTGCTGTGACACCTTGCGCTCATAGGCTTCTAGTTCGCCGGTCCACACCGGGTCGTCCTGCCATTGTGCCTCTGCGCGCTCAAAGGCCAGCGCAAGCGATTCTATCAGCGGCGGCTTGCTGGATGGCGTCGTCTGGAACGGCGCGATGGTGACACCATTCATCGCCGGATCGCGCATCAACTCTTCAATCACCGGCTCGCCCATTGCGTTAGCCTCTGGGACAACGTGCCCAACGTGCCACTTTTGGACCATTGCAACCAACCGCCCGCGCTGGAAGGCATAGTCGATCTGGTTGAAGCGGTCGCGCGCTATCTCAACGCGACAGTCAGCACAGAATACGGACAGCGCCGTAAAGTCCATGTGCTTACCCCAGTCGCAGCCCATAACAATCCTGTGCGCCTTGTGCGTGTCCGGTATCGCATCCCACGGATTGCCCGGCACAAGCGACATGTGCATATCCGGCGTCACATTCAATGGAGCCCCCAGACAGGCGGCGATGTTGCGGAATACCTGGCCCTCGCCCTCCAGGAACTCGGCCATAATCTCCTGCCGGTAGGCGTCCTCCGTCATATCCGCCGTGATCTCTGACAGCGCCGATTCTGACAGATACGGGTTATCGTAGGACGTAAAGTGCCAGGCCTCCCAGCGGCCGGTCGTGTCGCCTAGCGCCCTCTGGTACAGGTTGAAGGCATGGTTCTTGCGCTTTGGGGTAAAGATGAATATGGCGTCGCCGTCATTATCCAGCAGCATCGGCGCGCCTACCTCATCCCACGCGGACGGGTCCATCAGGCTGTATTCGTCCAGGATCAGCAGGTCGGCATAGTCGCCGCGTAGACTGTCTGCGTCCCACGCGGTCTTTGCCTTGATCTGCGCCCCGTCCGGCATCCTCAGCACTCGGTCCGTCTCATTCTTGTAGATTATCCCTGCCGTGATTGCTTCCGATAGCGCCGCCTTGCACGACTCCCAAAAGGCATTCGTCTGGTCTGCGGTAGGCGCCGCCTCGAGCACACGCCTACCAGCGAGCATCGCCTCGACTGCCACATCCGACACGCCCGTAGTCTTTCCCCCACGGCGCCCTGCCACAATCACCTTCCGTTTGGCTGGCGAGCGCTTGAAAGCCAGCTGCTTGGCGTGCGGCTTATGCAGTCGAATCGTCAGGTCCATCGTCTCCATACACCACGCGCATCGTCACTGGCCCGCCGTCTTTGCCGGTTACCATGTTCTCCGTGCGCTCCACATATCCCCTGTCGCGTCCCAAGGTCTTGAGCACCAGACCCACTGCCCACGGTTCGCCGTCCACAACCGAACGCCGCAGCGCCAGTTCGCCAAAGTCCACCAGCTCGCCCCGGCACTCACGTATCACATCCTCAACTGCCTTGACGCGCTTGCGCCGCGTGTTGATGGTAGACTGCGAGCAC